GACTTTCTCTCTTCCAGAGCAGCATCGAGCTTTGATTTCTGCTGATCAATCTGTGCTAATAGCGCCTTGCTCTGCGCTTCCATCTGCATCTGCTTCTGGGCTGCTTCTTCACGTTGCAGTTGAGCTTGTTGCATTTCTTCCGGAGTCTTTAGCATCTCATCCGGATTCATGTTAAAGGCTCGCAACATGGGCTTAGCGAAACGATCCATGCGCAGTTGCTCCGTCAAGCCCGGAATGTTCATCACGGTCTGCAGAAACTGAAGCATCTGTTGATTGTGAATTTCTTCGGCGACAAAACGGTCGTAACCTGTACAGAGTGCTTCGGCATCACAATGAAGATTCGGATCATCCGTATCCACTAAGATCCACCGATAGATTCCGTTGATTGCACCACGTAATATGTTACTGATTGATTGAACAACCGACGCCGTTTGTTTCTGCGCATTCGTGTTCAGAATGCTCATACCGGTCGCGGTACGCGTCTGATAGGGTGCAGTCTGACCCATGCCGATTGGTGATTGTCCACTGGAAAGATTCGCTTCTCTCTGCAGAAACTGCATCATATCCATCAGGCCATGAGTCACATCCGGAATCACGATTGGCTTAAATGCACTGCCAACATCCGAACCCGGAGCAAACTGAAAGATCTTGCCCGGATAAAGATCCGTTGGATCTTCATTCGCCGCTAACTGGCTCGCATCCATACCGGCCATCGGTAAAGAGCTAATCTGTTTGCCTTCGACATACATCGCCATGCTAAAATTTAGCAGAGACTGTACATCCCGAATGCTCCAGAACACTCCGTCACCCCAGATACTATGCGGTACCCGTTGCCAGTAACCAAAGTGATACGGCAACATACCGTCATACGGGCTAAGCGTGGCCTTGACTGTTCTGTCACCCAGAACATAGATGCAAACGGGCAAGACACTCAGGTTATCCAACTCGGATGTATCGATGTAGCCTTCCAAATCGTCTTGGTCTAATACCCCCCAAAATTCAAGTAACTCGTACTCTTTCTCTTCTTCGGTGTAGCTTTCCTGATGCGGATTTAGCGGCTGCGCTATTTCATTGCCCTTGGAATAGACTCGACGTTCCAGCACATCAGAAACGGCTTCCAGATCAAAACCACGTTGTTCCGTCAACATCTGACGAACTTGCACGGAAGACAGCTGCTTGCGCTCGATAATATAGCTAACGTCTTCTAGGCTTTCGGCTTCCGGAGAAGGATAAAGATTGAAAATACTGACAAATTTACTGGCCGGAAGTAGTTCCTGCTCGATGGCTGACTCGATTCTCTGTAGTCGATTGGCATAGCGACCGCGATAAACCGGATAATTACGATGAATGAGCACCGGGCTTTTCATGACTCCGGTACCGTGCAGGATCAATTCATGTATACATTTCGAGATTTCATTGGTGAAATCCGTGCGATCCAGTACGTCTCGAATACGATTTTCAATGTTTTTCGCACGATCTCGTAGAATCGTGTCAATCGGCAGTTCCTTACGCAGTTCATCCAGATAAAGACGTCGTTCACGGTCTGACATTTCAGCCATGCCATCAGCAAACTGATGAATATCTGACGGAACGAAACGGGGATAACGCGTCGGTTGAATGACAAACGGAATTTCTCCGTTCTGAAACATCAACGCATTGATCTTAATATGCGCACTGGCGACTTCACGACGTGTGATCGCCATGAAAGGTGGTCGATCACTGGTTCGCGTATAGGTCGGAGCATCTGGAAAAATACCGTTATAGGCGTCTTCTCCGGGTAACCAACGATCGGATTCAATCGCTTGCCGGTATTCGCGTGCACGGTCAAATTTCTCACGAACTAATTGTGCAAGAGAGTCTTGCCCAATACCGGGATAACTTGGTTGGGCTTGCTCAATCATCTAAATCCTCGTCATCGTCTTCAACGTATTCGTCTTCGTACTCGTCAATCAGTTCTTCAATGTCATCCAACAGATTGCTGTGCATCTCGACAGCTGCAAAAGACTCATATTCTTGCTCTCGCGATCTCTCCACGAAAACCCGAACATCATCCAAGATCGAATGAAGCTCTTCAATTGCCATAGTTGGAACTCTCATTGGGGGTGTCAGTGAGATTTCTTTAAGCAGAAATTGCGGAATCACCGTGGTGTAACATGAGCAAAAAGGTTACGTTTTTGCGGTTCAGGCTTTGGTGCGTCAAAAGCCGTATTCCTATAGATCGACGGGCTTTTTAAGCACCCCCAAGCGGCTAGTGCGAGTGACATTACACAGTCATCATGACTGCCGGAATTTGCTGCTTCCTTGCCATTGGGTAACACTACGAACGTCATCAATTCATCAAGAATCTTCGGTGATCGCACCAGCAGATCCTCGTTTCGCAGCAACTCTCTCAGTACATCAACCAGCTGCGGTCGGCTGCGAATCGTTGTCAGAAACCCTACACGCTTGGTCCGTCGCATACCCCGTTCATCGAGCTTAATCTCATGATAAAGCTTGGCGTAGTGATGTTTATCCAGCAGGGAACGCAGTGTAACCAGTCCATGATTGTTACGTTCAACGATCAACAGGGCTTCATTATAATACTGAGCAAGGGTTGTTAGCTTCCACGCTAACAGGTCCGGGTCCGTTTTCGTGCGCAGTAGCGCGACTTGTTCGTAGGATAGAGCATCCAAAACCGTGGCGACCGACCAGTCCGTATCACGATCGTTGACTTCAATTCCTTCGGAAACGTCTACTCCGATACGATATTCACCGTTGGCAGTCGGTTCCCGAAATATCTCTAGCTCGCCAAACTCCTGCGGTTCAATCAGGTATCGCAGGGCACTCGAAGTATCATTGGTAAAGCGGTTGACGGGGAGATCAAAACGCGTTGGCTTCGGTGCATAGTCAATTCGTTGTCGCATGCGTTCCAGCAGGTTGCGCTCGAAAACCATGCGACCGGATGCTAAGAATGCTTCTCGCGCAGTTGTCGGGTAGTCCTGATGAAAATCTTCCAGTCTTCCTTGGCAGTTGATGTCAATCGCTTGCCTTCGCCAATGCAGATTTTCAAGGGTTACTCCGAACGCTAAGTTTCCCTGTTCACCGATTTCGTAGGTTACGGTTTCATCGAGTAAGCGTAGTTCCTCTTCGCCACCGTAGCGTGGGTCTTTGCCAATGGACTCGCGAAACGCTTCCTTCTCCGCTTCATCAATGAAAGGCTTCGTATATGATTCAAAAACGAACCAAGGAAAAAAGTCTGCTTCGTAACCGGAGCGAGATTGGTTTTCGTAAGCATCCCAGAACATCTGATAGAAGAATCCACCTACGCCGCGTGCGGTGCTTTCAAATAGCACTTCTGTCCCGTCTGCGATTGCTACGTTCTTGAGCAGAGCAGAGGCATAATCGCTTGCAGAATTACCCCAACGGGACACCTCACTGCAGTGCAGAAAGGAAATCTGGTCACCGACAATCTCCGAACCTCCAGCAGTACCGAGACGAAAGCGCGTGTTCAGTTGTTGCCAGTGCAGTTCTCGCTTACCTGAGTAGCCAACTTTCGGTTTTAGCGGGGCAGGATGATTTCTCTCCATCGTTCTGACCATATTAAAGAGGGTCAGATTGGTATCGTCATCATGCGCAACGATCGCGATTCGCTTTTGTTGCGAGAAAGTGCTCGCACGGTAGAAACGGGATAAGCAGTACGTGCTCAACCCTGATCTCCGTGGTTTCAGCACCACCCGTCGAACCAGACCAGTCCGCTTGAGTTGGTCTTCACACCGATAATGGAGAATTTTCTGTACATCGTTTGGTACAAAGGGAATTAGCTCACCGCTTCCAAAGCGTTCGATCCGTATTATTTTCTCGAAATAAAAGAGGGGATCGTCCTTGAGCTTCTGTAAAATCTCCCTGTATTTATCGGTTATCATTCAATCAATGAATGGGCATGAAGAGAGTGCTGAAACTTACCCGTTTGACGAATCAGCTTTAGCATTCCTTCAGCAATTTGTTGAATTTCCAGCTGCGCATCCGATGCAGCCCGTAACTTATAGAAGTGAACAAAGGCCCGAAAATTCATCGACATTACCCACCGCAGCTGATGTGCATAGGGCAGCACCAACCGGGCTGACTCTTTTGCTCGTTTTCTTCCGACTACTGGTTCCAACCGCTCGATTAGCTGATGATAAAGAGCATGACATTGCTCAATCGTCTGTTGGGCAGCTGCCAATTCTTCATCCGGCCAATCATCAGGTAGATAGTATAGATCCTCTTTTAGTTCCTTATATCGAGCAGACTCGCAATTGATCGAGACTCCGGTGCGATGCTTTAAGCAGTGAATGTGGGAAGCGATGTCACCGGTTACACGAAAGCTGAGTAGCGAGTGCTCAAAGGGTGTTCCGTGATTATGGTCAGCTAAGTAATTTAAAAGATTCGCTATTTTATCAGGTGACTTGTAATTCGGGTTCTTGTCTATCTCTGCGTTCGTGGAAGCCCATGCCGCACGGGCGTGAGAGAAATCAGAACCGCATACTTCAAGGAGTTCTACTCTATTTTGGTGCATATTGTATCACTGTAAGTTACAAGTTGCAACATATTACGTTACAAAATTGCCTGTGTATAAAAATCGCTCAGGGGAGGTAAAAATTATATGGGGTGGGGGTCGTGGTCCTGGGGGGGGTGGGGGTGGTCTGGCGCGTGATTAGCGGCACGTGCGATCATTTTTCAAGCGTTCGCACCGCAAGCCGCTAAGTCACTGAAATCATGAGCTTTTAAAACGTCTTTACCGTTATGAAGCCGATAATGTTCGATATAGAACTTATTCTATCGAGTGTCAAGTAACTGATTTAATTGACTTTCATACTCAATCAGGTCATTAGTTTCCGGCGCATGCTTTGATAATTGTTCGATCATACGCGCCGCCAGTCCTAAGTCACCTGATTGAATGGCATGCTGTGCTAAATCTAGTTGCATCTGACGGGTATTAGTTAGCGTCCATTTATCGGCTTTAAGTTTAATCTGTTCTGCGCTTAGTCTTTCGAATATTTTAAGCCGATCAAGTAAAGAATTAAGGGCTGTTACTGCACCGCGTGTATCTTCTTTAGCATTCGCATTTTCATATTGAATTCGATATTGCTCCGCGGCCCATAAAACGTCCATTTCTTGAAGCAATGCTAAACGCTTCTTTTTTGCGCGTTCTATTAGCTGTTGTTTAGCTTCAAAAACGTCATTACTTTGTTGTGGCGATTCAATTAAGTTTACATCAATCGGCGAAATTTTAGTTCGCTGAATTGACTCTTTGCGAGCGTTTTCGCCCTTTGTGTCGCGTTTTTCACGCTTTAAACTAGTCATACATTTAAATCCGTAAATAAATGATTAAATTTCATGCTATAGCGCCGCTAATCATATTTAATTTTGCGTAAAGTCGCAAGATAACGGCGACAAAATGAATACGTGATGCAATATTTATCATTTAGGCATCTAAGCCAGTCTTTACCTGCTTTTATGCTATTCAAATTTTAGGAGACACAAAATTATTTTCGCAAGGTTGTCTTGACACTCTTGCAACTTCATATAAAGATCGACCGCAATGCTTGAAATCAAGCAGGTTGCAACCGTTTCGCCGCAATTTCGCGGCAACTAATTTCCCTAGTGAGGCATCAAATGCAGATCGAACTTGAAAACCAGACAATCTCTTCATTCACTGATCTTGCCAGTTTAGATTTAAATGATTTACGCCGCGCCGTGCGTAAAACTGGATATTTCAAAGGTAATTCGGTTGCCACAAATTACCTGAGTAAAATTGATTGTATTAAAGTAATTGAGCCTTATGTGCTAAACAATTTTGAGGCGGCTGAGCACGCCGCTAATTGTTTGATCAACGGCGAGAAAGTTGAAGAACCCGCCACGCAACCTACCCCACAACCTATCCCACAAAATAGCGCAGACAACGCGCTAACAATAGCAATCGCGAACGCGTTGCAAGCCACTGGCTTTACAGCACCAAAAGCAGAGATTGATGAAAGTAAAGTGATTGAGCTTATCAAGCAACACGCGGCACCTAGCGTAAAACAAATTGAAGTCAAGCAAATTAGCGGCGACTTCAAAAACGTAGGCATTCAGCACAAATTCTTTCCTCAATTATTGCAGTTAGCCACGGCGCGGCTAAACGTCTGGCTTTATGGTCCTGCTGGCACCGGCAAGACAAGCGCCGCGAAAGCCGTAGCGGACGCGCTTGAATTGTCTTTCGGCTTTGTAGCGTTTTCGCGCCAGTCTAGTAAGGGGGATTTGTTCGGAATTCGCGACGCTCGCGGCGAGTATCACGAATCGCAATTTATTCGCGTGTATCGCGACGGCGGCGTGATTCTTTTAGATGAGATTGATTGTGCTAACGATAACGTGCTTAAAAGCTTAAACGCCGCGCTTGATAACGGTTTTGCGGTCACACCGGACGGCGTGATCGAAAAACATGCTGATTGTATCGTGATTGCCGGTGCCAATACGGTTGGCAACGGCGCAGACGCCGAATACAGTGCCGCGCAACAAATCGACGCATCAACTCTTGATAGATTCTTTTTTCTTCATTGGCCTGTAGATGAAGCGTTCGAAGCGGCGCTAATTGGTGCCGCTAAAGCCGATGAAAGCGCGGACACGCTACGCGGTTCGGACGTGCCAACCAAAGAGCAATGGCTTCACGTGGTCCGCTCTGCGCGGCGCAACGGCTCAGCAAATCGCGTCTGGATCTCAAGCCGTGCAGTACGTGACGGCGCTAAGTTAATCGGTGCCGGCGTATGCTTGAAAGATCTTTGCACCGGCTTGATCTGGCGCGGACACGCTAAAGACGTGCAAGGCATGTTATATACGATCGGCAACGCACGGGCTTAATTAATTCTTAACAACCTAGTGAGAAGCAAAATGCAATTTAAGATTGAAAAGCAAAGAAAAAAAGAAATAGCGTGCATGATTGCCGCTAACCGTGACGACTTTCTAAACTTCACCGCGACGCCAAACTACGTGGCGCGGTGTGAAGGTCATTTTCTGCACGGTACTGAGCATGATCAAAAAGCTAGTTCAAAACCTAGCACTGATTGGAGTGGTACAAAAGACTGGCAGGAATGGCAGGATATTTTGCGCGACGGTTGGGGTGACGGTGCCACCAAAGCACAAGAAATGTGCAACGAAATTGAAGGCACCGTTGCAAGTCTGCGCAAGGTCCAAGAGTGTGAGCTAAAAGATGAGGGCGACGAGATTGACATTGACGCGTTTTTAGCTGGCGAAGAAAATCACTGGTATCAGTACCCAGAACGCGACACACCGGCAAAGCGTTCCAAGATTGTACGTCTTGGTTTAAACGTCGCCGTGCACGCCGGTTACTCTTCAACTCAGCTTTTATGGCGCGGCGTGATAACCACGGCACTGATTGAAGTTTTACAAAGCTACGGCTATCAAGTTGAAGTGCTTTGTTTTTGGCAGACAAGCGGCGACAAAGAATCAAATATTTGCTTTGTTAGCTTTCCCGCTAAAAGTGCCGGTGAGAAGATTCTACCTGAAAGACTGGCAAGTATGATCGGACACCCAAGTGCTTTTCGACGCGGTTTCTTTTCAGCTGTTGAAAAGCTACCCGCCGAAAAGTTTGGCAAGTATTTGACGTTTGGCGGCTATGGTCGTTGTTTTTCTGAATACATTTTTCAGGACACGCAACCGCTTGATATTTATCTCAATGATAAAGCTTGCGTGTCAGATGCTAAGCAAGCCGTGCAAGTATTCAAAAACTATCTTGATGAAAGCGGATTGCTAAAGAAAGCAGACTAAGCCTAGCACAGAGCGCACGGTGCACGCCGTGCTTTCGATGCTAGGCTTAGTGCTTAGCGTTTCCTTAATATCCTAGTGAGAAGCACTCATGAATATTTTCATAGTAGACAAAGACGCCGCGCAAGCGGCGCAAGATTTGTGTGATAAACACGTCGTCAAGATGATCCTCGAAAGCTGTCAAATGCTTAGCACGGCGCATCATTTTTATGGCTCAGCGGAAGACTCGCCGCGCATGTATAAAGCGGCGTTTGCGCATCATCCTTGTACCAAGTGGGTGATAGCAAGCCGGTCAAATTATTGCTGGCTTTGGCGTCATGCCTTTGAGCTTTGCAACGAATACCGCACGCGATTCGGACCACAAGATCACAAGTGCAGAGCGATGCTAATTGACGCGCTATACATCACGCCCATACATCAGCCAGAGCTAGGCTTTACAACACCAGCACAGGCAATGCCTGAAGAATACAAGCGCACGGGTAGCGATTACGTAGCCGCTTATCGCGGTTATTATCTCGGTGAAAAAGTTCGCTTTGCAGCTTGGAACCGTGGCCGCACTGCACCGGACTGGTGGGTGCAAGCTACTGAAAACATAGCTGAATAATTTTTTCACAATAAAGTCTTGACACTCGTCATACTCGTTAATAAATTAAGACCATGCGGCGAAGATTTTTCGCCGCGTTTCTTCAATCCTAGTGAGAAGCACCATGCAACCAAAATTCATCAGCTTTCTAAGCAACCACGGCACGTATCAAAATTTTCCTTCCATCGACGCGATGGATGAAGAACCGGAAGCACAAGCGAAAGCGCGTGAGCTTCTGAAAAACTCAGG